ATTTTCTTCCTTCATATCTTTCTTATCTTCTTTCTTATCTTCTTTCTTTCCTTTCTTCTTATCAAGATATGCCTGTAAACCAGCAGGAATTTTACCTTCGTTTAATTCTTCACCTTCATGAGGAATTGTATTACCATCTTTATCCTTTTGATGATGTTCGTATATTGATTTGTAAGCATCTGCAAGGGAACTAGGAGAAGGAGCAGACCCATACTGTGTTCTACCTAGATCTGCTTGTGTCTTCTCACCAGATGGTATCATACCACTGGAAATCATATCTTTTGAAACTTTATGATCCATCTTTATTTCAGAATTTAAAACTATTTAGTCATGCAACCAATTCAATAAACTCACTGAGAATCTTTTTGTTCATCTTCTTACCTTTAAGACTCTTACCAAATGCTCTCTTAATCTCTGCTTTGGTTGCATCTTCTTTGACTTCAAACTCATCATCACTTGTAAGTGCAGTTGTAGATAGTCCAAAGTAAGTGTCATATGCAGATGACTTGATTGAAACAGATCTGTTCTTTTTCCAACCCTTCATGATTTTATTATACTCTTCATCTGTCCATCCATGATAACGACGAATGAATGAACCAGCATCACGAGAAGCTAGCAGACGAATACCAATAAAGTTTACGGACGGAAATGTATCTTTGAGATTGTCAAGTAAAACTTCAGTAAATCCAAATCTAGAATCTTTAACACGATATGTTTTACCAAGTTTACGATCACGAAGAAATGTACCAGACCAGATAGCAGCTCTACCCATGTATGGTTCATCTTCCCAGTGACGTTGAACCTCATGATGATAAGAAGGTGTATAAGCTTCACCATCAGTAAGAACAACACATTGAACTTTTTCAACTTTGTTATCCTTTTTGAACTGAGGAATGATTTGATGTAAACAAATCAAAGACTCATCTAATGGTGTACCTGATAGACCCATACCAATAGGAACTTGGAATCTATCTCTATCATCCCAAGAAACATTAGAGTAACCAAATCGAGTAGCCATACGATAGATGTTTCTCATTTGATGATCTAGAGTTCTAACATTAACCTTAGATGTGAATAGATTCATAAGGTTGAATGATTCTTCAATACAAACTAGATTATTCTTTGCTGTGTAACGTGATTCTTCTCTAGCATTGTGATAGGGATGGCAATTTGTAAAAGCATAAACATCAAATGGAATTTGAACCTTACGACAAAACCAGATTAGATTGTATAACTGTTTGATTGTATCTTTCATAATATAAGACATTGAACCAGACCAATCAAGAATGAATACTAATCCATGATTCTTACCATCAGGTAGAACTGTAACTTTCTTGAAGATATCTTCACAGTATTGATATGTGTGAAGTTTTGACATATCAAGCATTCCAGTTCTTGCAGTTGCAGCACGAGCGTATGCAGATGCTGACTTCTTCATTTCAAACTCTTTGACAAGATAGTTAACTTCTTTTCTTGCAGATACTCTGAACTCATCAAACTCTTTATCAGCATTGAAAAAATCTGATGATGTATTTTCACGCCACTCAAAATCAATATTCTTATGAATATACCAGTTAGGGATGACAACTTTATCAAGGTCTAAGTCATTTGGTTTCTCAACATAGAGTGTCTCACGACCAGCTTCATTTACTAAATCCTTGAGTGACTCTTCAAGATTCTCAACAGTTTCAGCCTTTGGTTCGTCACCAAGAGTGATACCTCCTTTTGAATATGCTTGGTCATCATAATCTAAACCATCATCATCTTCATCTTCTAACTCATCTTCACTTTCAACATCTGATTTTTGTGACTCTCCTTCAGTGCCTTGAGTTGTAGTCTGATACTCTTTCTCATTGTCACCATCACCATCTTCCATCTCAACCTTTGACTTCATCTCTTCAATCTCTTGTTGTTCTTTCTTCTTCTCCTCTAATTCTTCTTTCGCATACTCCCAGATAACTTTTGAATACTCAAGAACATCGTCAAAAGATTCTGCTGACTTGACCATACTTACAAGAGTCTTTTCATAATCAGTAAAGTCAATATCAATAAAGTTACCTATCTTGAAATATAAATTTAGTCTGTCAGCAATACCCATCTCATTCACATCAATACCACTTAACTTGAAGAAGTCCATTCCTTGTAGTTCTTTGTATCCATTGAAGAATGTCTTTGGAAGACCAGCATACTTTCTCTTCATCAACTTCTCAATACGAGCATCTTCAACTATATTCACAAATGATGGTGGTATATCATATCTGTCTAACCAATCTTCACATGGAGTAAAGAGTGCATGACCAACTTCATGTGCAACTAACATATCATACACTTCACTTGATGCCTTCTCCCATAGTGGAAGAACTAAAACTCTTGTCTCGACATTGAAACTTGCAGTCTCGACTTGTTTGTGTTCTACAATCAAATCTTCTGTAGCGAGTAACTTTGCAAGTTGTGATTTAATTTCTTGTTGGATGGACATCTAAACCTCTCATATATGTCCTAATTATAATTCCTCAGCACAAAATAGAAACGATGATTGTGCCACTAATTTAATCGTCTACACCTGTTGCGTAGTCTAAAGCTCTCTTTGCAGTTCGCATCAAACGAACTCTTCGCATATCATGAGTGTTAGGTAATGTCAAAGAGAATCCTAAGAGTTCTCCCTCTGGGTCATCTGGAAGTCCTACTGGTTGAATGAAGAATATGCCTGCGTGTGCAACACACTTCCAACCAATATCAACAAAACCTAAATCTCTTAACGCACATTCTAACTTAAGTGAGTGACATGCCTCCTCTAGTATCATGCGGATTACCGTACTTTGATTTTATTTATGTCATACGACTAAATCCTTTGACCTTTTCAAATTGTATCAGGTCTTCAAATCTATCATGTAGAGATTGCTTGTGTGATATAACAAATACGTTTGCATCTTTAATTACATATTTTACTATCTTTAAAAATTCTTCTGTTCCAAATCCATCAAGTGAACTATCAAATACTTCATCCATGATTAATAGATTTGTATTCACAGAGTTTTTAAATCTAGCAACCTCTCTCCATGTGAAGAGAAGTGCTAGATCGATTCTCATTTTTTCACCTTCACTGAAAGATGAATATGAGAAGTCCTCATGAATCGGAGATTGAATAGTCTCATTGAACTCTTCATCAAGTTTGAAATTAATATAGAAGTCCATCATCCTGAGATACTTATTAACCTGTTGGTTGATAAGTGGTAGATACTTTTTGATGATTTTGGACTTTACGCCACCATCCTTGAGAAGTGAGTAGGCAAAGTCATGATGTAGTATTTCTTGTTTCTTCTCTCCTAGAGATTCATAAGTCTCTTTTAGTTTTTGGTCAAATTCAGTTAGTTTCTCATGTTCAGAATTTCTGTTTTCAAGTTGATTGGTAATAGTTTGAATTTCTGATTCAAGTTCTCTGATTTGTTTTTGATAGCCAGAGATCTTAACGTTGTTTTGAGAAATTTCATTCGTGAGTTTTGTTGATTCCTTAGTGAGTTGTATAAATTGACGTTCCCTTTCTTCTTCTTTTTCTATTGCTTTTTCTAGTTCTTGATAACCAGATTGAAGTTCTTTTGCTTTTTGTTGGGCTTCGTCAAGCTTATTTAGCCTCAACTCTTCACCAATATTCTGTGTGCAAGTAGGACATACCGTATTTTTTGAAAAGAATTTATGTTCTTTCTTTACCGTTGATGCCTTATTTGATATCTTTCCTTTTAGATTTCCCAACTCTTTAAGTTTCTTATCAGCACCTACAAATCTTTCTTGGTCTTTAATATGTTCTTGAATGTCATCCTCTTTCCACTCATTTGACGCTATGCACTCTTCTGTGTCAACAATCAAAGAATTAATTTTTTCTTTTTTAGAATCGATTCTTTCTTTACCCCTCTTTTCAACTTCCTCCATAAAGTTCTGTTGCATCTCTAATTTTTCTTTGAGAGATGTTTTCTTTAACTCTAGAGTTCTGACTGCATCTTTCTTATCTCTTATCTTATCTCGAATTATAGCATTCATCGCCGAAAATATTTTAATATCCAACAAATCCTCAATCACTTCCCTTCGATTTGAACCTGATAATTGCATGAATGGAACAAATGTACTACTACCCAGTATGACGATTTGTGTGAATGACTTATAATTCATCTTTACAACATTTTGTTCTAACCATTTCTGTTGATCATTGGCAGCGGAAGATTGATTCATCATTGATCCATTACGATGAATCTCAAATATATTTGGTTTGATACCTCTACGAATAAACCAATCAGTTGATCCGATTGTAAAATCAAGTTCGACTACACAGTCTTTTTCATTTGTGGCATTTACAAGTTGAGATTTATTAATCTTACGAAAAGGTTTATTAAACAGAACAAAAGTCAGTGCATCTAACATGGTAGATTTACCAGCACCATTTGTCCCAATAATAACTGTGTTTGATTTTTTGTTCAGATCAATCTCAGTCCACTGATTACCAGTAGACAGCAAATTACGCCATTTTATCTTTTTGAAACAAATCATTATTTGGGGGAACCACGATATCGTCTGGTCTAATTATATTATACATGTAATCGTGCATTTCGCAAGCTCTCATTGCCACGAAATCATCTATCTCTATCACACTCATCTCTGGATAATCATCTTCAATTGATATTAACTCAGCATATCTATCTGCATCATCCTCTTCTTCAAACATCAGAAGCACTTTGTCTCCATCATCATTCTCGATAGAGAAAGCACCATCTTCTTCAAATCCTTTAACCGCTAAGATAAACATTACTCAACCTCACAGGCCTCCCGATAAACGTCTTGAAGTATTTCTGTAATCACAGATTTATCTAAGTCAACTTCAGACTCCTGTATATATCTATTTAACAAAGATATTGTATCTT